AAGGATTTTACGAAAAAAGAGATTGCTGATTATTGTGAGTCAGTTTATCGCAATGAATCACTTACAGTTAGACAAGTTACAGACCGTCTAGGCAGTATGATAAAGCGACATTTAAAGCATCGTGATATTGGTATCGAATCAAGCAGGGTTCGAGTTGGCCAGCACAGTGAAGTTCATTATCGATTTACAAATATCAATGAGAAGCTAAATGATGATGATAGGAAGAAAGCTGAAGTAAAAGAAGCCCACCGTATATCTAATAAACTACGGGAGTGGAAAGACGCTATTATCTCTCTTAATTTGCCACACCATTTAATCAAAAAAAATCTAGATAAGGCAAATAAAAATCTTGCTGAATATATCCCTGAGTTTTCAGAATCAATGTCGCCAGATATGGACATTAATGATCTGCGTAATAATTGGAAAGTAATATATAAGAATGAACGACGAGGCCCAAACCGAGCTGCAGTGGTGAAAGCATTGCAGGACATTCGATTCGAGCACCATGCTTATTATTTATTGCAACCTATTTATGTTTGGGTTAGAAAAATAGCTACATCATTGGATAGCGAAAAACGCGATAATAATGTAATGAGCCAAATAAAAATCAATCCTAACTTCGCATTAGAAACTGCAGAACAATTAATTAAAGATTCAATAGAAAAAAAATTGAACGCAAGTAAGTTCGATTTAGCAATAGGTATAGCAATAGCGACAGGCCGTCGTCGTACTGAGATATTTAAAACAGCTATTTTTGACGCTATTGAAACTACACCTGAAGGTCATGTTGTATTTAGTGGGCAACTAAAAACACATGACAGAGCTTTATTTGATGATTTAAGGCCATATGTAATCCCTTGTTTAATTGATCGTAATTTAGTTATTTCAGGACTAGAATTACTGAGGGAATTGCAATGTGATGATGTGGTGTCTTACTTAGATAAGCGCGGCAATGAGGTGAAGCATAGCGTGTTAGAAATGCCTCTGAGTGATCAATACCACACGAACGCGGTTGGTAAGTTCTACTCTCATGCAGCTAATGATCGGATACGTTCGTTGTTTGGTACACCAGCTATGGAATTTAGACATTCACGCGATATGTACAGCGAAATTGGTTATGACAAATATAAAAAAGAAGGTGAAGGACGTTCATCATTTCGCACCCGGGTGTATGGTCACGCAAAAGGTCAAAGCGAAACCGGGCGTGCTTATGAGAAATTCGAAATAAGCACTGATGTTGAAAAAGCGAGTTTTATTAGAACTAATGAAATCAAAGTAGAATCATCACAAAATAAGCCGGTTGTTGATGTACTGAAAGAATTAACACCCAAAATAGAGGCTTGGTTACGTAGCCCTAATGCTATTCGTATACATAATTGGCTTGTGACTCAACTAGAGGCTGGTTTGCCTGTAGAGAATATAACTGCGCATTACATACGCAAACACATAATGCTGCCAGACGTTCAACAACTAAATTTACGAAGCATTCAGACATATCTTAGTGATAAGTGGGCTAACTGGGAAGAAAATAAATTATTAGCATTAGAACAAGCTGCAGAAGATGAAGGTCTAGACGACATCGATGATGAAATAGATATGATCGAAAGTGAAGAAGATCAACCTGCAGAAGATGAAGTACCAGGTAAGGAAGATGCGACTAACGAAGACAAAATACCTGCTAAGAAAAATAATAATAAGCCTAGATTCAGCGTTCCACATAAAAATGACGATGGAACATGGAAAGTAGAATTCTTTATCGATGATAAAAAATATACTGAAATGGTTGAAGATGCAGAAAATATGCAGGATGCAGGGGCTCAAGCCTGGCAAAAGTGGCAAATAAGGCAAGACCTGCCTAATGTTATGCCCTCCCCTGTAATACTTAAACAGAAGAGCGGCTGGTGGCTGGCTCAGATAAAATATAAAGGTAATATACTGGCGGAAGCCATGACTAAAAGTAAGCTATCAGCAAGGCAAGCTGTAGAGACTGAATACAGACAAAACTACAAAAATTAATTAGTTAATCGGACATCATAATTTTAAAGCCGCCATTTTGGGCGGCTTTTTTAATTAACTACAAAGGAGTATATTAAGTGTTCGTGATAATAATACAAAACAACTAAAGGATGTAGATGTGAAAAAAGTAATTATAGGTCTATCAGCAGTTATCGTTTTTTATGCGGTAGTCTCAGGTTCTCATAACTTTGATGAACACAAACATAACACACTAGATGATTTTAAAATTCAACCCATTGCAGTTAGGCACGATGTGATTGAAGATTATGTATCTGAAAAAGAACTTCCTGACGATGCAGTGGATAGTATGTATGCATGTGTTAGCCAAATGCTTTTCACTAAAGATAAAGATTTACTATTAGATGAGATAGCTAGTTGGTGCCTCACTAATTACGAAAATAAAAAAATTGAAACATACGTTAATTTTGATAATTTTGAAAAAGGATTTCATCAGTGGGACGGCTCGTTCATAGAGCTTGAACGTAGAATAAAAGGCGCAATGAATGATAGCGATTCTTACGAACATGTTAAAACGAACTACAGATTGGTGCTAAACAACAATCCCCGAGCGATCGTTACAACGGAATTTAAAGGTACGAATGATTTCGGGGGAATAGTAAAAAACAAAATATCAGCAAACGTGGACATTAAAACAGGTGAGATAACAGAAATTATACAATAATAAAAGGCCGCCATTTGGCGGCTTTTTGTTAATACGCCACATAGATCATATTAAACCCCTGTTCGATGCACAAATAACTTCCATATCCAGTGCTTTCTTAATATGTTGAGCCCACTTCACACGATCATTCTTGAAGCTTTGAACCAGATGATTGTCTACTTCAAACTCAACCAAGTGGTTAATTACTGCGACTTTAGATAATTTTAATTCATCAACAGCAATTCTAATCACATCATGTATAACTATTTGCTCACTCTTATTTAAATGACTTATTGAGTTTTGTAAGTGTGCTAAGTGGGAGTCTGTTCCTCTTCCCTCTGAATGCAATAAAACCGCTTGGTGACTGGCTTTATCACACTCTATCGATGATCCACCCTTGCCAACTGTTTTAAGTAATACAGTCGCAGGGGGTGGATCACTTTTTTGTGTAGTTTGGTCTTTAAATTTGTGAGCTATTTGTGCGTAGGTTTGTGCTAATAAATCACGCAATTCGAGCTGGCCGGTTAATGCACATTGTTCATCAAGCTTTTTGTACTGAATGTTAAAGCCAGATTTGAACTCACCTGCGTTTATCACGTCGACAAATTTGTTAACACTACGCTGTAGCGCTTCTACATCAATAAAGTCATCGGTTTGAACACTTGCTTCAATACCGCGTGTTCGTATTGCTACAAGCGATTGAACGCCTTTCCATGCTGATTTTTCTACGCTATAGCAGTTGACTGGTTTTCCGTTAACTCGTTTCTTACCTGATATGATAGGTATACCAAATGAACCAAGGTGAGTGTTTAGCCATTGGCATGGATTATTAATGGCGCTTGCTGTCACGGTCATACCTGAATATTTAAACAATCGTTCTTGGTTCTTCTTATCTTTTAACCAAGGGCCAAGTTCAGCGTTTAACTTCGCAGCAGTCCATTTATGTCCGTTGTAATTGAGTTGTTCGTCGATACCTGCCATACATAACAGTTTGATCATATGTTTGCGGCGAATTGAAATGTGGCGCCAGCTTACACGGCTACCTGAATGTTGAATGTCTTTTGTATCAAGTGCTTTTGCTGTTTGTTCGTTTACGTTCACCCATGCCAGGCGTTTTATACGATTCACGTAGCGATTTTTAGCCTGGCTAAATGTTAGTGCGGATGTTACCGCTTCTTTTAAATCGGTAGGAAATTCGATAACGGCATCAATATTATTGATTGCTACATTTTCACCTGGTCGCGTGAATTCGTCATAAATTTCTTTTGCCATTGGGAATAGCGTGTCGAGTTCTTCATTTGTTGCATCAGTTAGGTTCAAGTCGTGAACGACTTTTGATTTTTCAATCTCAACTGGTGAGTAATCTTCACCATTACTCATCATACTGTTGAATGCTTCGCCAATATGCACTGGTGCATTGGTAATATTTCGTAACATCTCGCGATTGTTACGTTCGTTTGCATCTGTACGAATGATATTTCCAAACTCTGCAGCCGCTTTATTTTTAGCTATTTGGATAATGTCATAACCATCTTCTGCAGCTAAATCTAAAAATCGCATTTTATAGTTATTTTTAGAGAGGTTATGTTGTGCTTTGACTTCACAAAATAGCCATTCAAATAGTGGATTCCGCGATGCGTATTCACCTGTTGTTGCGTCAATAGATAAGATCTTCATTGTCTCTGCAGATACTTCACTGATCAATTTACTATGAATATAATCTGACTCAATAGGTTCACTACGTTCGGTTGGGTCTAGGTACACATGAAATTCGCTAATGTTACGTGCTCGGTTCAGTCCTTGGTGACCTTCTTCACTTGTACCAACGCGGCTTGATAAAAAGCCGATCGTTTTATCAAATTGGTGACAGTCGGAACTAATATCAAACCCGGTACCTAGTGTCGGGCTTGCGATGATCACATCAAGATTAGGTACTACTGCATTAATATCTTGAAGTGCTGCAGCAACGTCTTTATCTTCATTTACAGATTCGGAATGAACAACTAACGTTTTACCTGCAAAGTTTTCTCGCTCTCGCTCTTGTTCAAGAGCTGCTGCTATGCGTTTAACTTCTGCCTTCGAGTTTGCATAAATATAGCGTTTACCTTTAGCCATTAGCTGTTGCATTATTTCTTCGGTTAAGTGTGATCTCGATTCATAAACGAATAACTTTTTGGGATTACCATCTGCATCGATACCTGTTTTATATTTGTTGTCGTAGATAGTTCCGCAATTTAAACCGATGCGGTTGCAGAATGATTTTGTTAAATCACCTAAATGAGCATCGGCCATTATTTGATAGTCTGAGTGAGTTAATGCAAACGTGATAAATGCAAGGCAGTCCTCACCTTTTTTATTTGTATCCGCGTAATAGTGACCGAGGTTTTGTTCTATTTCATCAATAAAGATAACATCCCAACGCGAGCCAGCTAATTTATGTAATGAGTCAACAGAGCAAACTAATATATTTGCAGCGCGTAATGCAGCGTTTGCATCAATGTCACGACTCGGGTTTTGAATAGTTAGATCTTCGTAATAATCGACTGTTATGTTTTCATCGTTAATGCTATTACGTAACGACTTGGCTAATGCGCGACGATGTGACACGATCAGTGTTTTTAAATTTGGGTTTTGTCTAATGAATTTCTGAACATTTGTTGATTTACCAGTACCCATACCTGACTTGAGCAAATTCAAACCTTTCTTTATTTCAGCCTGAAGATATCGTGTATTTGACGTTACAGTTTTAAAACCGCGTACATTTAGTAACTGATTTTTTACTGCTGTTGTGCCTTCATTGATATACACATCGCTCCAATCTCGGCCGTCTGTTTGTGGCAGTGTCCAAAATCCGCCAGCGCGGTTAATCATGGTTAAACCAGTTTTATCGTTATCTGGCGCAGCAACAAATTCAATGTCAGGATGTTTTTCTTGAAGTCGTTCGATGATGTGAGGAATGTTACCTTCACCAATAGGTGTGATAATTACTTCACCAGTAGATACATGAGCAGCATAAGCATCAGCAAGACCACCAACCACAAAGATACGTTTGCGACCACGGTCGCATTCGGTACCAAATGTGATAAAACCTATATCAGTACGAGCATTAGAGCTTGAGAATTTGTTTAATAATTTTTTACCAAGTTGAACACGTTTATCGATAATACGTTCGTAACCACAGAAATTTCCGGTATTGAATAGCCCGTCATAGATAGGCCAAGCAAGAAAGTTGTTGTTATATTTATCTGTGCCTAATCGAATATCTGCAAATTTAGATAGATCAGCCATATGCTTTTCTAACATATAACCGGTTGGTTGGAATTGTGTTGGCCATCGTGAGAATTCATTAAATTCTTTTTTTAACTCAGACCATTGTGCTTGTTCTGCAACTTCACGTTTTTTGGCTGATTCAGCTCGACGTTTTTCTGATTGTATTTTGTGTCGTTGTTTTTCTTCAGGTGTTAGTTCTTTACGTTCAGGCTTCCAACCTGCTTGCATTGCTTCAAATATAAATGAACCAAAATTGGTTCGTTTTGTTTTTAGGAAGGTTTTCCAGTAACTTTTAAATTCAGCTTTACTGTATGTATCACCTTGAGATGACCATTTTTCAAAAAGATCACGTGCATCGTCGCCATATTCTGAACATAAAGCTCGGCCTATTTTTGACCATTCTTGATAAGGTAGATCGGGGTTTATAAAGTAAAGGGCATCACTGACCTGATCGAATGTTAGTTCAATATCACTCATTTATTTTACGCATCCTGCATAACGCACAACGTATAAATTTTGATCTAATGCAAAATTTATGTTGCGCATGAACGAGCAGACCGCTAAAATAAAATCAAATTGCAGTGTGATTTTTATTTTTAGCTTTCTGCTGACAAATAACAAATTTCGCGTAATAAAGCTGAGAACGCCACATTCTCGGCTTTTTTTACGCCCGCTTTTTAATGAAATGCCTTTTAAATCAACGTCTTGTGTTTTTTTGTGTTTAAATGGCATAATCTTTCCATGTGTTTATATCGTTAGTACGCCACATAATAAACGATATTTTCACACATGGGAATTAAAATATCCCACCTATGGGTGTTATATTTTTTTATCTTCTATTTTTCTGAATACCACTCCTTTGACTACGGTTTGTTCGGTTACATCCATAACCGAAAACTGTGTATTCAACGGTTTAAAATACATCTTGCCACAATCTTCAATTAATTGCTTGAATGTTGCTTCTTGAGTTGCTTCATTTACAGCAACAACGAAATCCTTTGTATTAGCCACTCTGTTTGGATCTACCAATATTAAACAACCATCAGGAAAAGTGTTGTTTCCTTCGCAGTTTGTCATTGAATCTCCACTAACTCTTAGTGCAAAGCTGTCTTTAGGTATCTTCCCAGTGACAAACGCTGTTTCTTGATCGTAGTCAGGTACGAATGGACTATCAGACCAATTACCAGCCTGTACCCAGCTAGCAATAGGTATATGCTTTCCAATGTTGATAGGAATTGATTTGTCATCTTTATCGATATCACCATTTAAGCGTTTTTCAAGCTCAGATAACGACCATCCAAAGATTTGGCAATAGCCGTTTACAATATCCCAAGACGCAGCCCATCCTGATTCAATTCTAGATATAGTAGATGTAGAAACGTCGATACCCCATCCGCTCATTGTGTAGGCGGCATCAGCTTGGCTTAACTTAATTCGCTGCCTTTCGGCTTTTAGTATTTCGTGTAGTTTCATTCTTTTATTATCACCCTTATTATTCACAGATGAAAATCATATATGGGAATTTTCTCTTGTGTGAAAATCCCATATGTGAAATAATAATATCTATGAAAACACCTTTATATACATGCAGAACCAACGAGAAGCTCACTCAAAGTGCGCTTGCTCGTAAAGTTGATAGCAGCGGTCCTACTATTAGTCGTTTAGAACGTGGGGAGACCAGTGAAGTATCTGGCCGAGTCTGCTTTAACATTATTCAACGCTATGAAAAGCAAGGTTTGACTTTGGACCATTTGATAAACCCACAAGCTCACGCTGATTTTTATAAGCATACACAAGGAGAATAGTAATGAAATGTCGAAAGAACGACAGTAGCTTAGCTCAGATTGTCATTGAACATACAATTACCTATTTTTTGGCATCGAAAGTACGCCGTGACGATTTTGTTAAAACGGAACTGCTTAATAACTTACTTGAATCTGGGGCTTTGGGTAATGAACCAGCTAATTTCGAAGAGTTTTTGCGATGGCAAAAAACTAAGTGCAAACAGATTGAACGTATCATTAAGCAAGAATCTCCAATGCCTGCTGACTTTGTGTTTGGCTGGATAGGCGCGTTACCTGCCGAGTATAAAACGAAGTGCATGAATGACGTTTGCGGCGCAATGGGTACTTTTTACACTCCCTTATCGCCGATTAATGCAGAATCAAAACTGACTGATATGCAAGCGTCACTTGCAGATATATCTAGCGAATTTGCAGATGTGTTACAACATTCAGCCCCCGCGATGGACGGTGTTTACGATGATAAAGACAGCGCTACTGACTTGCAAAGATTATCAAATGAAATCTTCGAATTAATGGCTAGTTGCATTGTAGAGCTTGGTGCGATCAATAAAGCATCGGGTGTTGTGCCGAGCGCGTATGTTGCTATGGCCAACAGTCAATTATTTAAAAAATAGGGAGATTAGCAGTGCGATATAACACAGAAGGATTGCGTGATGAAATTCGAAACGCACTGTTAGTTGTCTCTAGAACGAAGGGCCAGCTTGATGGGTTTGAAGATTGCGGCAGTAGTAATAGTAAGTTTCAAAAAACGCGGGCTGGGGCTCAACCAATCCGCACGTTGGCATGTAGAACATTTAAAACATCACCGATGCCATTGCCTCCGCAAGCATTTAAATTTACCAAATTGGTTCGCGCTGTGAATAACGCACGAAAATGCGTTGCTGACTGGTTGCGCTATTGCTACAGCGATGGTGCGCAGCTGCCTACTAAAGCGGTACTAGTTGAATTGTTGGCTGAATTCTCAGCACAAGAAGACCGTGTACTGCGTGGTTCATCGGTTGAATTAGTTAAACACTTGGCATTGCTTGCTTGCCAGCAAAAACGCCATCAAATAAATATTGGTTCGAACCTGCTCACTCAAGTCAAAATTGCACAGCTTGCGGGTAAAACTGACTCCGCGTGGAATAAACGCTGGTCATGTCGCTGGGAACGCCTGCTTCGGATCTTAGAAACCTTTGATCAAGAGGGGCTTAACCATGTGTATAAATGCGGACGCGGCCAAAAAACTACCAGAGAACATGGCGACTTGCTTGTGCAATGTAGCATTCAATCTCGAACCCGAAATGAAATGGCTACCAGTATGGCGCTATAACAAGGCAAGGCAAGAGCTGTTGCTATCGTGTCCCAACTGCAACTTTCGTACTGGCGCGTTTAATAACAAGCCTGCTGTGCAGGCATTTTGGAACGCATGTAATCGACACGGTGATGCGTACTTATTAGAGCTTTGGCGGCGTGATTATGAACGTCAACGTGAACAAACTAAGACGGCATAAACAATGCCAGGAGATAATTAATATGCGAGAACATACGCAATTACCGATACAGAAGTCTGAACAACCGAATGTGTTCGAATCATTTTTTCACGCTGAAACATTCTTGGAAATAAATGGTTACGAGTGTCATGATGGAGTTTGGTTGAACAATGTTCTTTTGAATGCGACCGTGGTCGCAAAGCCGAATGGCGTTGAAGTTATTTTTGGAAATATCCATTAATTAGGAATGATCATGTTTTTTAAAAACGCATCAATTTATGAATTGAGTGAATTCAATCTATCGAATTCTAAAATTGAATCGAAATTAAGTACTGCGCGATTTGTTGAATTAAACGATAACGATGTGCTGGGTAGTGGTTTTGAGCATATCCAATTCTCAGACAGTGAAAAAGTTGTCCATGAAGTTAATGATTGCTTCTTTTTTAAATACATCAAAGCTATGCGTTCTGTTCCGGTTGGACAGTTAAATGCGTTGGTTGCGAAAGGTGTATCTGCAGCCGAGTTGTCGGGTCAAAAAATCACGAACAAATTTAAAAGTAATTTAACAGACATTGCAAGAGCAGAATTGTTACGAGTACAACCTGTTAAACATGTACATATTCGCGCTTATATTGATGTCAAACGTCAACTGCTTGTTGTTGATAATGCATCTGACACTCTTTGTGATGATTTGACTAAGTCACTACGTAAGGTTTTCGGGTCGTTTCGTTGCAGTTCGATCGGTGTTGAGTATTCACCGTGTGACTTTATAAGTGATTGGATTGCACTCAGTGCTGATGAGTTTCGTATTCCAATGCCACAATGGTTGAACATTAATTTTTGCGGAACAATAAAAGCTCGAGGTGATGATGCTAAGCAAACTTTAGTATCAAAAAGTGACACTGTTGTTCGTGATGCATTTACATCGCTGTTCATTACTGAATGCGATATGTTTAAAACTGTCTATGAAACTGATTATAGTAACGCAGGATTAATATCATTTACGTTATGCAGTAAGCCCAACACTAGTTTTATTAAACTCAGTAAGATTGATTATGATGTTAAAGATGAAAAATATGATGATAGCGACGATGGATATTATAACGCGCAACTTTATTTAATCGCAGCAGAACTTGGTACGCTGATCGAAGAATTGTCATCGGTATTTGGCGGTCGCTTTGGCTCTGGTAGAAAAGATATGATCACAGAAGATGTAGAGAAAGCATTGAAAGTTGGCGATGGTAAAGTAATTTGGCTTTCAGAAGGAAAAACATAATGGCATCCAGAGGTGTAAACAAAGTAATTATTCTTGGTAATTTAGGTCAAGATCCTGACGTTCGAACATTTCCAAATGGTGGCTCAGTTGCCAATCTAACCATTGCTACAAGTGAATCATGGAGTGATAAGCAAACTGGCGAACATTGTGAGAAGACCGAGTGGCATCGGGTTGCAGTATTTGGCAAGTTAGCTGAAATTGCGGGTCAATATTTACGTAAAGGCGCACAGGTATATATTGAAGGCGCTTTACAAACTCGTAAATGGCAAGACCAAAATGGGCAAGACCGTTTTACGACTGAAGTAGTCGTTCAAGGTTTTAATGGTGTGATGCAAATGATTGGTGTGCGTCAAGATGGTCAACGACAGCAGGGTGGCCATGATCAACAACTAAATCAAAATGCTGGTTGGGGTCAACCACCACAATTTGCTCAACAAAGCTAATTCGATATGGGCTTATCTAGCGACTTACAAGCATATGTTATGAAGTTTAAAAAAGTGTCTCAAGTAGAAGCACAGGCGTATTTAGATGAATTTATACCGGACTGGCGAGATAAGACGCCAGCTTCGGCATCAGGTGTTATTTATCATGATGGTGATGATGGTGAAACAATTTCCAGTTCTACAAAAAAGCGGCCAAAAAATTTATGTCGATTGGGACTGCTTAAATGAAGATTGGGCGCTGAAAATTCACGGACAAACATTAAAGCGGTTAGCTGAAAGAGGGGGGCTATCCCCTGAAGAAATATTTTTAAATGTTGAATGTAAAAAAGCTTCTGAGATTAAAAATATCACTGCCAGTTTAGCGAGTGATTTAGTGAATAAAATACGAATTAATTAAGAGGGAAACTGAATATGAGAGAAGGCGCGATAATCAATCAGATTAGCGATAGCGTAAATAAATCTATACAAGAACAAATTCAGCATTTGAGTCATCTAAGCGAGGATAAGCAGGGTGTCGATAAGGTTAGGTACGAAGCTATGTTCGATGGTGCTCAAACTGTATTGAGCATCATTAGTCACGATAAGATTTGTGCTACAGGCACTAGCAATTGGTTGAGTAACCTAGACCATGATCAGCTAGTCTTTGCTCAAAAAAAAATATCATCATTGATAAATAAAATGGAGCAAGAAGAAAAGATAAAACTATGGTGTATTTATAGTGAATATTCCCTCCCTTATTACTTCAGATCTTATGAAGAAGCGGTTAAAAAATTAAAAGAAATTATTGATGTAGAGACGACTGAATATTCAAACAGAAAGAATAGATTTCAAATTGGCACTAAGTTTGTTCGTGAGTCTGAATTGTCTGAATATTTGCCTGATAATTAATAGTGGGAAACTTTATGAGCTCTAAATCTTTATTGAACATAGCAGTTACCGATGGTGTTCTTAATATATCAATCGGTGTGGATGCACTAAAAACGTCCATTGAAAGCGGCGAGTTAGATGTAAGCACCTCTGGTGTGTTTGCTATAACTGACCTTGAATCATTTGTTGTAGATTTTGTTCATGAACTTCGTTCTCAATCAGAAAGTGGTGCAACAGTAGTCGATAAAATGTTTGATATGGCTGCGCTCGAATCGTTAGAAAATGGCGGCGCAGGTTGCGAAATTTTAGATTAACTAAATATGGGAAACTGAATATAACTAAGTTTATAGCAATATCAAAGATGAAGCATATGTTGAAGTTGGAGTTTTTAAAGTTATTCAACCAGGTTCACTAGAGTGGGACGATGAAGTGTTCGATCCTGATTGGGCATGGGCATGGGCATGGGCGATTGGCGATAGAGTTGATACTAAAAACATTCAATTTTTAATGTAGGAAATTGGCAAAAGTTATTCAATAGAAAATAATTTGCTATTATTAGCGTTTAAGTATTGAAAAGAGCAAATAATTTGCTATAATGATTTCAAGAGTTAAGGCAAAGGGCTTTAACGTAAACAAGAGGGACCATGAATAAAAAGAAAAATAAAAAGAAACATAAAAATGAGCAGCTAGAAAAACAGAGGCTCGAAAGAATAGAATTAAGGCTGAAGATATTAAAACTTTTAATTGAAATACCTTTAATAACAACAGCCATAATCATCGGAATCGACAAGATTCTAAAAATATAAATAAAGGGGGGTTGCCGCCCCCCTTCTTTTAAAGGATAGCATGATGATGAAAACGAATAAAGAGTGGTTCCCTGTAGTTGGCGTGGTCATAGTGACCGTCATATTGGTTTCAACTTACTTTGTATTTTTAAGGTAGTTATGTCTGCATCAGATAGTGCAAAAGTGGCAGGGCTTAAAAACCTTGCCACGGTAATAGAAATGACAGGTCAATCTCGACAAACATTACAAAATTGGTACAGGGATAAACCAGATCTATTTCGTGTTGTGATCGCTGGTTGTGTAGCGTTAACTCAAGCAGGAAAGTCAAAAGTTGAATGATGGCACTTTTAATGCGTCTGAATTTAATTTTGAACTAGAAATAGTAGGAGCATATCAAAAAAAATTCAATCAATGGGAGAGCTTTATACACTGAAGTTAGGTGAAGAGGTTAAACGTGTAAAAGCTGACTCTACTAGACCTGGCTTACTTCTTGGTCTTTGTATAAAATAATTTTAAGCATAGGAAACTTAGGTAAATCATGAAAATAAATCAGCATACTTCACATCCGTCAGCATTCATTAGTTCGACTTTTGTCGACCTTGAAGATGAAAGGGATTGTGTAGCAAAAGGATTACAAGAGTGTGGGCTAATTGTAAATGCCCTAGAAGTAAAGCCTGCTTCAAATGGTACATCTAGATCCGAAATATTGAAAGGTATTAAGGAAAGTGATTTTGTAATATTAATCATTGCTGACAGATTTGGTTCTATTGTGCCCAAGATAACTAATAGTCAATCGTTGAGTGTTACTTGGTGGGAATACAAGATGGCCATTACATTTGGAAAACCAGTGATTGCTTTTTTTCAAAAAAGCGATTTTTTCAATACTAATTATCATGATTCTACATCAGATGAAAGTTATCCACGAAAGCGTAAATTGTTTGAAAAATTTAAGTCATTGATTACTGTAAGTCATAATCCTGCATATTTTACGGATTCATATGATTTATCTGAAAAAGTGAAACGATCTTTAATTTCAACTTACCGTGAAGGTGTTGTAAAACTGGACAGTGACAAATCTTCACTGAATAGAACTATTGCTAATAAAGAAGCTCTTATTTCCTGTTTAGAAGCTGAGAATAAGGAATTAAAACGTAAGTTGGATAAAACTCAAAACCCTTCAGGTATTGGTATGCTAACTGGCTTTGGAAGTTTGAGTAAATAAAATGGTTTTCTTTGATTCTACACGCGGAGAATAATCAGAAAGTGTACCGTGTGTTGACAGATAACTAATCTTGGAGTTGTTCATAACCAGCTTCTCTTAGTCTTTTTATATCTCTACCTGATACTACCCAAAATTTATAATCGTCACCGTGAAATATACCGTAGTGATGACCTCGTAATGTGCGCTTGTGTTTATACTCCATAGCCATTTCGCGGTTGTGTAAGCTGAATTTCCAAATATTAGATTGGTATACACCGTTAATTGTTTTCATATCTATCTCCTATCTTGTTGGTTAAACCAACATTAGCGTTAGTATTTCTGGAATGCTATTAGTTATTGAAGAAGAAGAGGTCGTGGTCGCAGACAAGCTATTTAGTCATAATAAGACTAGCTTTCCAGCCTGGTAATAATTAGTGTCGTTAATAACTTAAACACGCCAGGAGAAGTTATGAATAATATTAAACCACGTCAAAATAGTCTTGTGACCAATATACTTAACAGCACGAATAAACATGCATTAGATGCTAAAAACATTCATCATAAGCTGGGTGAAATTAATAGTTTTTTGCATATTACATTTGTTATTGAACAGTTGTACATTGCGGGGTTACTAGATGTTGAAGATGGAAATCGTTATATCACGACAGATGCGGGGAGATTATTTAATTCAGACAAAAACACTATATGCTGTGTTTAAAATAAAAATAAACACAATATGTAGTTGCAAATGTCCTATTGATGCGGTATAAATTAGCCATTGTGCGGTTTTTGTAACTCAGCACAAATAAAAACCTCGCCATTGTGCGGGGTTTTTTCGTTTCTGGACGCGGTTTGAGTACCTGAGACCTGCAGAATAAGCAGAGAGGAGCCGCGTATTTTTTACGGCAATGAAATGGGCGACTGTGAAGTGCGATAACACCCCACAGTCAATTGACCTATTACAGAAGTCATAAGCCAACACCAAGGCCCATCCAGCTTTGCAAAGCGGAATGGAGTCTACAGGAAAGTAGGTCTGTATGACAGTATTAAGGGTATTACGTTGTCAAAACTGCAACGCTAAGTTATGTGAATTTGATGGTATCGTCAAAACGAAATGTAAGCGTTGTAAATCATTGGTTGAAGGGAGTACCAAGAGTACCTAATCTTAGGAACTCTATTGAATCACTCTTTTTTGAACAATCGCATTCAGCTAGCGAACGCTGATTGCCTTATCTATTTAAAAACTTTACAAGATAGTAGTGTTGATCTTGTTTTAACCGACCCACCGTATTTTCAAGTGAAAAAAAACGCTTGGGATAATCAGTGGCCAGATGTTGAAACGTTTTTAGCATGGCTTGATGAAGTGCTACTTGAATTTTGGCGTGTATTAAAGCCATCAGGTTGTATTTATTTGTTTTGTGGCCACAAGCTTTCAGCTGATACCGAGATGCTTATGCGTCAACGGTTTAACATGTTAAATCACATTACATGGGCAAAACCTAACGGTCCTTGGCGACGCATGAGAAAAACGGATCTTCGTTCGTTCTTCCCTGCTACGGAGCGCGTTTTATTTGCTGAACACTATGGTGCAGAAGGACATGCGAAAGGCGTGTCCAGATATGCAAAGCAGTGTGCAAAATTAAAGAAAGAGGTTTTTAAACCTCTGATTAATTATTTTAAAGATGCCCGGGAACAACTTGGCATTTCAGCAAAAGATATAAACAAGGCTACTGACACACAAATGTGTTCGCATTGGTTTAGTGCGAGTCAATGGCAACTTCCAAATCGTGAACAATATGAAAAGCTGCAGGCGTTGTTTGCTGAACATGCTGGCAAACTCTGTCGTTCTCACGATGAATTAACAAAAGAATACGATGCATTAAATGCTGATTACCAATTTTTAACTCGTCAGTATGATGATTTAAAAGCTGAGTATGAGTCGTTGCGTCGTCCATTTAGCGTCACAAGTGACGTGCCTTACACCGACGTTTGGACGTTTGCTCCTGTCGCGTATTATCCTGGTAAACATCCGTGCGAAAAGCCCGCAGAAATGCTGGAACATATTCTTACTGCTAGCAGTCGAGAAGGTGGTGTCGTGCTTGATGCGTTTATGGGTTCTGGTTCAACTGGTAAAGCGTGCGCGAAACTAAACCGCCGTTTTATTGGTATTGAAATGGAGGAGGGCACTTATTTGTCGACTGTCGAGTCATTCAAAGAATTATAGGAGCGTACTGAAAAGTACGATTAGTCACTATGTTAAAGAACAACAAAAGCTGGCTATCTAAGCTGATGGCATGGTGGCTAGGCACTAGCTTTTCAGCGAAAGCTGACGAAATATCCACGGGTTCAACCAAATTTTTTGCGGGTTTCGCTACTTTTTTCGGTGCGTTCTCAGTCAATGAATGGGGCGTTATCTTCGGTATATTCCTCGGTGTTGCTTCATTTATTTTGTCTTGGTATTTCAAAGTGAAGAATCACGACTTACTTCGATCTCGTATTGAGCAAGATTTAATGAAGGAACTAAGCCAGTGAAAAAAAGTAACAAAGCTGTTTGCTCAGTAATAGCCATTATCGGCATTATTACAGGCGGCGCTTATCAGACAGAAGCCGTTTCCTTCCCGCCTGTCGGAGATGTTGAAATAAATGGATCCACGGTCGCAAAGCTTAAAGTGTCTCAGCGAGCACTAGAAATAATCGGTAATGCAGAGGGTTGTAGATTAAAACCGTATGCTTGCCCTGCGGGGTTAGCGACGGACGGAATTGGTAATACACATAATGTTACCGGGAAAGTTAAAACAGAAGCCGAAATTGCAATGGAATGGGTCCGCAATATCAGCTCTGCAGAAACATGTCTCATTACCTCAACGGGTGATGTCTTAATGAGCCAGGGGCAAGTTGACGCCTTTACGTCATTTATATTCAACACAGGTTGCACGCGATTCAAGAATAATCCGGACGGTAGTGAGACACGTATTTTTAAACATATAAAAGCTGGTAGATATAAGAACGCTTGTAATGAGTTGCGTTTTTGGGTTTATGGCGCTGGTAAGAAGTTAACTGGCTTGGTCAAACGAAGGAAGGTGGAAACTGATGTTTGCTTTTCTTCGTAAGATAAATACTACAACCGTTATTGGTTTGCTGTTTATTGCTGGAATTAGTTTTTTATCGTTACGAATTGGATTGTTGCAAAATACAATCAAAAAACAATCTCTGCAGTTAGAAATTAAAACAGCAAAACTAGCTACTGCAAAGCAATCGATCGAAACTGTTTCACAGACCAACACTAATTTAAATTCAACGATTGACACGCTAACTCAACACTTGAAAGATGAGCGTCGTGCTGTTGAATTCATAAAAAAATACAATGGGGCCGTGGACGCATCGGTCAATAAAGCTGTCGGCAAACTAAAAGGACTACTCAAAAATGAAGAAGATGATTGTGGTTCTCGGCCTTTGCCTTCCGGTGTTATTGACAGCATGTGGCAGCACTACGGAGTTGAAGGTCGTAACCCAAACCCGTGATGTGTTTGTGTTACCGCCTGCAGCGTTAATTACGCCGTGTGATATTCCTTTTGATGCTCCGCCCTTAACTCGGGATGAAGCGGTCGAACGTGATCTTGTTTGGAAGGGTGCGTTAGATAAGTGCGGGAAGAAACCCGATAAGATCAAAGAGTGGTACCGAGGTAAACAGGCTGATAAATAGCTAATGTAGCCACTCTTTCCAATAAGGCAAATATAAGGCCAGCATATGCTGGCCTTATATATAAGTGGGTTTTGAAAGCCTGCTTATATATAAGGCAATGCACCGTAGTGTTCAACTGAGGGATTTAACATGCAGGCATGACTTCCACGCGGACGGGTAACACGGTCTGAGCGGGCAGAACGCGAGTGTTACGGAAACCATATTCAATGCAGGCGTAGTCAATCCGATTCAATCGACTACATCCAAACCCGAGCTGGGCAGAGACAAAGCTGATATTAATGTAGGTAGCGCGTTGAATCGTGCATTGATCATCGGCGCACACGAGGTTGTTATGTTTAAACAGATTATAAGTACACAAGGTCAGGCATTAGAACAGATGATGTCAAAGCAGCCAACAGATAACCCAGCGTTGATGAATGAAGCGCAAACGGATTTAAAGAACGCGATAGATAAAGCGGTGAAAGCAGCCGGAGAGACAACCAATGCCTCTGCTTAATCAACTGCCTAATGCTGAAATAGCTAAAGAGTTCACTCATTATGCAAAGCTGCATGGTGTGCCGATTTACTTCAATGAAAAGACTAATGCTGTAAGTACACGCAATTGGGTACCTGAATGGATACTTGATGTTGCGCAAGGTCTCGTTGATACAGCTGACATGTTGAAGCATTACATGCTGCCAGTTCATGAGGAATCTTGCTTCATGATTAAGTTAGGTAAACCCATCGAAAGTGAATGCGACCGTGGTCGCAACGGCAAATAAGCACCAGATTGTTTTAGGTACTCCGGACGGGGGCCCCCAAACTGCGGGTGAATAACTCGCGTGGTCAGAGAATTTTTTATATTATTTTTGACTGGATCCGCTTCCGATTTTTCAATTGTTTTGGGACCTATTATTTATGAGCACAATAAAAGCGTTAGCAGTTAAATTAGGTGTATCTGACCGTACTATTCGTAACCATCAAAAAGACGGCTACGCTTTGGTGTACTTGGATGATAAGAAAATTGACATCGATAAATCAGTGCATGTATATGTTAAATATCAATCTGAAAAAATAAGACAAATGAAGGCTCAGAAAGGCCGAGATTCTAGCGGAAACAGCGGAAGCAGTAATGAGCCTGAAGCGATAACAGATTGGAAAGCGGAAAAAGAAAAACAAGCAGCAATAAAAATCAAATTACAGAATGAGCAAGACTTAGGTGAGTCAGTTCCGTTGGATGCGATGATGGAGCTTTATAACAAACCTCTTTCGTATATCAAAAATAAGCTAACTGATTTATCTAACCAAATATCAAAACGTTTCTCTCTTTCTCCAGCCGAAATTAAGTTAGTTGATGATTTAGTTCGTGATGCGCTCGATGAACTGAATGAGAAGGGTATGGATGAATTGCAGTCAATTATCACGCCGATTATCGAGCGGTATTCTAAATACTATCGTTCCGCCGAAGAAGATGGCGATTATTCCCTGGACGAGGATTAATCAGAATCCAGCAGCTCAAATATTTTCACCGAAAAAATTCCAAGAAGCTTGGCTACTTGCGTTTGAATCTCCGTATATTGAAAAAATAGTATTATCGAAAAGTGCGCGTGTGGGCTATGCCATTTTCATGAACACGGCTATTGGTTGGTCAATTACTAATGACCCAGCCAACATCATGGTCGCCCAGAACACATTTACTGATGCGGGAAAATACGCAAGTAAAGAAGCCAGTAAGGTTTTTACTTATTGCACACCAGTTTCAAAGTGCATGTTTGGTAAAAATGCCAGCACAGAGAAACAGTTTTACGGTGGTGATTTTAGCGTCGTATGGGCTACTTCTGCTGGTTCATTCCGAATGGTTACTATTCGTTACTTATTTCTTGATGAAGTAAGTGGCTGGCCGGAAAACCCCGATAATGAAGGTGATCCGGTTGAGAACGCGATAATACGAACGGAAACAGAAAGCCGTCGTAAAGTTGTCATGGGTTCAACGCCTAAAGAGGCGGGAACTTGCAAAATAACAAAAGAATTCAAGTTAACCGATCAGCGTTATCTTTATGTGCCATGTCCACATTGTGAAAATAAGCATCGATTGAAATTAGAAAACTTACGCTATCAGTCTGACGATTATAAAACAGCACATTTTGTTTGCCCTCAGTGCAGTGGCAAGATTTATGAATATCATAAGTTTGCCATGGTTGAGGCCGGGCAATGGCAAGCAACACGCGAGTTTAAATGTTGCGATATTCACCAAGTTCCAGAGCAATGGGATGAAACAGGGACTGCGCTTTGCTGCAAATGTAACAAACCAGGTGATATCAATGAACGCGGAAAAGTTGATGCAGGTTTTCACATCTGGATGGCATATAACGACAATCCAAATACTGCGTTACCCACGATTGCGAAAGAATATGACAAGGCTAAAAAAGATCCGCTAAAAATGCAGTCGTTTATGAACACGCGAGTTGGTGTTGAATATTCAGATACACAACGTGCTCATAAGTTAAATAACTTTGATGAATTATATGAACGTCGCGAATATTACGAACCATCAGTTAGCTTACCTACTGAAACACGCTGCGTAATTGGTACTGTCGATACTCAGAAAAACCGTTTTGAGTATCATTTGTGGGCAATTGGTGAGCGGGGGGAAATGTGGGCCATTAATTATGGTGTTATCTATGGAGATCCAGAAGACGATTCCACGCAAAAAAGCTTAATCCATCAACTTAGTCAGCCTTTAATATTATCCGAAGATCGAAGTATTAGCGTTTACGCTGTTGCTATGGATTGTAACGGCCATGCGTGGAAAGCGATGTTAGATTTTTGCCGACCTTACCAGGGTTGGATTTACGCAATCCGTGGTGAGGTTAACGCAAAAACTAAATTTAAACCTGAATTTACTTTGGGATTTAAAGTTCATCCAGAAGCAAAATGTGAATATCGAAGCCTCAATGTTCATCAATTAAAAAACCGCGCTGCAGAACGACTTAATAATATAAAGCCTGGTAAAAACTATATCCATTTCCCTGCCATTGACACGTTTGATTTAACGTATTTTCAGATGCTCACAGCCGAAGAATTAGTGGGCAGTGGTAGTAAGGTTAAATGGAAAAAACGGCAAGGCCAAGAACGAAATGAGCCGTGGGATTTATTTGTTTACGCACTTTGGTTATACGAATTTTTACGACCAGAGATTCAGGCTGCAAATTCTTATGAGCCTCTGGGGCTTATTGATTTAGTTAATCAAACATCAACAGATTCGGATGAACAACACGATTATTCAGACGATTACGAAACATCAAGTTATGAGGACTATTGAGGACTATTAATGGCCATTTATTCGACGCCTGACAATTTAGTAATAGTCCAACAAGCTATCACTGATTTAGTTAGAGGAAAGCGCAAGGTTCGTGTTGAATACACAGAACAAAACGGTAATAAAACGAGCATGCAGTACACGGATGTGAGTTTAAGTGAATTGCGTAGTTTACAAATTCAGATGCAACATGACTTAAATCCGGCACCGTTAATGGAAAGCGTGGATATGGAGGTGGTCTTTTGAGTTATTCAACGATAGCTAAGTCACCTTTATTTTCGGATGCAGAACTTCATGACAATGAAAAAAGCGAACAAGCGTTATTAAAAGAGATCACGGCTAGCCACCACTTAATGCGCAACAATCCATTGTTACGCGTCGGGGCAACTCGATTTCGAGCATCATGTATTGGAGGTGGTGCAAAACCTGTTTTTAATCCTAAATTGTTTGATGCTGATTTCATTACAAGTTTCAACGAATGGACACTGTATTGTGATTTTGAAGGGAATACTAACTTTGCAGGTATTCAAGCGTTAGCAGTGATTACTATGTTGATTGACGGCAGCGCTTTTATTATTCGTCGTCGGACATTAAATATTGTGCCTCTGCAGTTGCAAGTCGTTAGCCCATTGAGTCTCGCCTCTGGTTTGGAAAAGCCAGGTAAAGGTGCATACATTCGGGGTGGTATTCTTTACGCAAAAAACGGCAAAGTGAAGAAGTATGCATTTTATAAATTAGCTCGCGACCATCCTGAATTTGATGAAGAGTCTGTTAATTGGATACCAGCTGCGGATGTTATACATTTACGCGATGTAATCCATGCAGGACAAACAACAGCACAGCCCTGGATCGCTGCAGGTGGTGATTTTGCTAAGCAATATAAAGACAATCAAACAGTCGAAATAAAGTCTCGAATGAAACGGACTGCGCAGCAAGTTTTCGCAATGAAAGAGAGCGATGGAAATCAACAAAACTCAAACAAACCAGCTAATAACAATGCACCACAGAAATTAGTGCACAAAGTCGGTGATGTTACGGTTCTAAATGGTGTTAAAGACATTAAAACAGCGTCAACACCAGAGATGGCGGGAAACTATCAGGAACATAATAATCAAGTACTACGCATGATAGCAGGCTTGCTGGGTATTACTTACGAAATGTTAACAGGCGACCTTACTCAAGTAAATTACTCAAGTATTCGCGCAGGCATGATTAATCATCGCCGTTTCATCGGGCAACTCAGAGATATTGTTTTAGGACCGGCTTTTAATCGGATACTAGGTTGGTTCATTGATGCGTACCAATTAAAAACAGTCACTGAATTACCTGGTTATTTTGATAACCCATACAGCTATTTAAATCCACAATGGATTTGGCCGGAGTGGGAAGAAATCGATCCACTGAAAGCAGCGAAAGCGTTGGTACTTGAAGTTGATAACCACATCAAGTCGCTAGAAGAAGTTTCGAACGGCAGGGGCCAAACATTAGACCAGCATCTTGATAGCGTTCAGCGCAGTAATGATGCACTTAAAGAAAGAGGTATAACCAATGCGACATCTGCTGCAGTTGATGACGAACTCACCGATGCTGATGACGATAGACGCCCATCAGACAAATCTAAGCCTGCTTAAACAGTTCTATCAAAACCCAAAATTGTTTATGGGTAGCAGTAATGCAGAGAAGAAAGATACATTTTGCCACTTATCTGTTTTCGGCCCCACTACACACCGTTTTAATGGTTTGGATTCCAACTGTAATCGCGTGCTTTGTTATCGTGATTTACGTCATGACCTCGAACCCTTGAAGAGTGATGATTCAGTTAAGAAAGTGTTTATTGAATTTAATGGCCCCGGCGGTGAAGCTGAAGGTTGTTTTGACTTAGCGGATTACATTGCTGAGTTGGGAAAAATAAAGCCAGTTATCGGGTTTATCAACGGTAGTTCTTATTCAGCTAATTATGCACTTGCTTGCGCATGTAATGAACTATATGCAAGCCCTTATAGCATGGGCGGGTCAATAGGTGCAATTTATGGACGCCGAGAAATTATGCGCGAAAATGAAACGGTTACTTATTTTAAAACCGGTGATGCGAAAGCTGACGGCACACCTGATTTAGCGCTTGATGAAAATGAGAGTGGTCGACATCAAGCAATGGTTGATCAGCTTGGTGATTCATTTTTTGCATTGGTTGCAAATCATCGGGGTGTTGATGCCAAGGCTGTTAAAGCACTGCAGGCGGGACTATTTAATTCACAAGCGTTACTCAATCACGGTTTGATTGATGGCATAAAAACAGAAGAAGAGATAAAAACCATGATGACAAACGCAGGTCACCAAAAAATTGTAGACAGTATCAACGCAACGCATGCTTTAGAAAAAACAGAGCTGACTACACAAATCACTGAATTGCAATCTGAAAACCAGAAACAACAAGAGAATCAATTAAAACTAAGTCAAAAGATTATGAATTTAGCTACATCAGCCGGTGTACCTGAATTAGCCGCTGAACTGATTGTTGATGATGCTAATGAAATTGATGCAGCTAAAAAAATCAAAATTGCCGCTGCAGCAAAAGACGAAGAGCTTTTATTAACTAGCGGTTTAGATACGCAAGGTAACGAAGCTTATGACATGCAACAACTAATAAGAGATGCATAATGAAAAAAATTAATATGCCTGATTCAATGGCACTTAAATTACTTTGGTCTCACGAACGCGGTGAACTTTGTAATAAACAAATACCAGCCGCGTCAACTAATCCTGAATTATCTTTAGTTAATAAAGACGGTGATGCCATTGATACTACTGTTGATAATTATGATGCCAGTGACGTTTATGGGGTTCACATGAGTAATGGCGCAGTGTATTACGCTCACTCGGTTTTTAATGGGAAGTACATCGTGTGGCCAGAAAATATAACAGAGCCAGTTAAAGCATTAATTATTGCGCAACTTGAAAAATCATTTTTAATTATTAAATAGGTAGCCTCATGCCAGAAGAAATTTTTGATAATGAGGCATTTACGCTTGCCTCGCTTACAACAGGTTATAACTCAGCAACGAACATTGATGCTGATGTGTTAAATATGTTTACTGTTGAAAACGTAGAAAACCGCACAGTTATGATAGTTAAATCAGGTACTGAACTACAAGTTCTGATGCCAGGTGAAATTGGCAACAATCCGAACATTGATGTAGCCGACAAAGAGAGTGCGGTACCAGTTAGCTTAATCCGTTACCCATTTGAAACATATATTGTACCAAGTGATTTAACTCGCATTGCATCTCTGAAAGATAAGAAACTCAAAGCATCAGAACTGGCTGTGTTAGTTAAAACACAAATGACTAAACACAAAGCCAATCATCGATATACAGCAGCGTTTACAGCCTATTCAGCTTTAAAAGGTATAGTGAAAAATAAAAACGGTAGCATTCTTACTAACTTATTCAATACTCTTGAAGTGGAAGAACGTAAAGTTGATTTGAAACTCGGCACACCAGGTATTAATGTACCTTTATTGTTGAAGGGAATTAAAAAAGACACAAAAACAAACGCCAAAAAACACGGTCACATGACAATTTCTGGTGTGACGTGTCGTCTCGGACAAGATGTGATTGATCGCATTTTGAATCATAAAAGTATTAAAGAATTTTACGGTGAAGAGGTTCACGCAAAACGTGTCGTTCAGTTTGCTGATGACTCTTCTGGAATTAACATTTGCGGTATTCATTTTATCACTGATGAAGCTGACGCAGTAGAAACAAAAGGTGCATCTTACCCTACTGGTATTAATAACTTATTTTGTATGTTACGTGCGCCAGCGGATGTGTTGTCAGGTGGTACAAATCAGCGAGAGTGTTACATCACGAAGAAAATGAAAGATCATGACGAAGGTATGGAAATTCGCTCACGCGCTATTTACTTACCAATTTGCCGCGATCCAAGTTTGCTTTGTGAAATCTTCTCGTCAAATTAATGTGATCAGCAAGGGGTGCAATTGAATAATCAACATAAAGCTGTTCTTGCTGATTTAAAATCTAGTATCGATGACGAATTTGGCGAATCCGCTGTGTGGTTGTTTGAAAGTGGTAACCGCGAACCAGTTTTTGGTACATTTAGTTTGATAGAAAAAAGTTTTAACGTTAAGCAATCGCGTGAAAATCGAAGTGGCGGTATAACAGTTGATGTTGCGACAGCTACATATGCGATGACGCCGAGTAAGGTGAAAGGTAACGCAGGTGACTCGCTGCGTATTCGTGGTCAAGATTACTTAGTTTTACCTTTTTCATCAGGTGATTTTGAAACAATTATACCGCTTAAATTAACTCAGAATAAAAACCACAGTTGGCGTTAATATGCATCTTGAGATGGACTTAGGCGACGACTTAGCTGAACTTGAAGAACAACTACAGCTGTCTTTTCCGCAAATTCAAAAAGCAGTATCACGCGCGTTGGCTAAAACGTCGCGATGGATAGAGACTCACAGTAAACGCGAACTTGGTAAAGCGCTATCTCTCCCGCAGCGCATATTTAATGTGCGTTATCATCATTCATATAGATTAAAGAATAGTGAACGGTCTGTTTTAGTGTGGTTCGGTTTAGAGCCCATACCTACCTATCGGCTTGGTAGAGCGGAGCAAAACAACATGGGGGTTCGAGTTGGTCGACATCAATTTGATGGTGCATTTATAGCTACGATGAAAAACGGACACCAAGGTGTTTTTGAAAGAAAAGCATCAAAGAATAACAGACGGGAAAAACGTCCTGATGGTCAGTGGACAGAGTTACCAATTGATGAAGTAACTCGACTTCCTATTGAAGATATAGCAAAACCTATTATTGAACGTTATTACGTTAGAGCAGAAGCTCGATTCAAAGAAATATTGCAGCAAGAAATTAACTTTGCATTAAATATAGAGGTCGCATGAATCCAACTATCACGTCTATTCATGACGCTATAAAAGCCGCATTAAGTAATAAATTTTTAAGAGTTAACATCGATACTTACGAGCCTCTGAAAGATTTATCAGAACTTGCTCCCGCGCTTTTAATTAACTTTGAAGAACTGCCTAAGGCGGTCGATGTTGGTGATGGACGTTACCCCGTTAATGCTCGGATATCATTACATTGCGTACTTGGATATGAAGTGAAAAACTTGCAGATTGAATTGCAAGAATTTGCTATATCAGTGTCTCAGTTTGTATATGAAAATGGTATTTGGCTAAATGGGTCCGTGGTCTCAAAGCCTAAAGGAATAACGGCATTCCCTGGTAACTTTAAAAAAGCAACGTCAGGTGGATATGATTCCTGGGTAGTATCTTGGGATCAATATTTATACCTCGGTGAATCAGAGTGGGAAACACCTGAAGTGTGCGGTGGTATTCGTTTAGCCGTCAACCCTACCAATCAAGACGAACCTGAAGAGTACAAATCGTTGGAGATAGCACATGCACCAAGTGATTGAATTATTGGTGCGTGACATGTTGAGTCCTTACCTTGATCGGATGGAAGAGTTAAGTTCAGAAGTCGAAGATCTGAGAAAAAGATTGCAGTTAATCATCAGACTTGGTTACGTTTATAAAATAAACGATAAGAATAATCTTGTTAAAATAAAACACGGTGAGCTTGAAACCCCATTTATTAAATGGTTTGCGCAATCGTCTGGCCGAGTATCGCATTACCGATGCCCGACAGTTGGAGAGCAGGCTATTATTTTAAATTATGGTGCTGGCGACACAGGGACCCAAAGTATAGCCTTAATCGGCATAGATTCTAAGAAGTTCCCATTCCCTACAGATAAGCCATCAGAGGTAGTCACTGCTTACGGTGATAAGTGTGCAGAAATATGGGATATGGATGCGGGTACGCTTACTCTTAAAGCGGAAACACTGATTAAGCTGGACAGCCAGGTAGTACGTGCCACCAACAATGTACATGCAGATAAAGATATTCATGCTGATGGTGAAGTTAGTGATAAAACCAGAACAATGCAGGCTGACCGACTTATTTATAATAGTCACAAGCATCCACATGGGGTGCCTAATACTAGCGTACCGGAGCAGCAACAGTGATTGGGATAGATAGAAAGTCAGGCAGAAGAATCGATGGTTTCGAACAGTTTGTTAGTCGCGTTACTCAGATAATGACCACTTCACTAGTTGGACGCGCTAAACGACCGAAAGTTGGTAGTAAAGTGCGAGATAGTCTTTCTGCAAACATGTCTGATAGTACGTTAGTTCGTGTGCAATCGGCTTCAATCGAAGCTTTTTATAATAAAGCTAATGGGTTGCATGACTTCGTTCCGAGCCGTTGCATAGCCCAGCGTCATGCCACCGGCCTAAGCTTATTTTTCGAAGGAAAGTGGCAAGGGCGTCCTGTTAAATTTGAGGTACCGCTCGATGTTTTTTCCACATCAAAACCCTTTACCTAAATCCGATATTATTACCACGCCTACTTTCGAAGTGCTTTTAGAAAGTGTTAAGTCTGATGTTTTATCGTATTTAGAAAAAGTAGCACCAAATGATGCAGTTGCAGTTCGTGAAACATTTGAAAACGAGGCTGAACTGCTCACTAAATTTACAGAAGCATTTACAGTTATTCTGCAGAGTCACTTTCGCCAGATGAACGCACAAGCGCAACAAATGTTTGGTATGTACGCAACTGATAATGCGATGGTTGATTTGATAGCCAGCCAGCTTGGTGTTGAACGCCAAATATTGGCACCTGGCGATATTAATGCGTTTCCTGCTGTACCAGCTGAAATGGAAAGTAATGAATCATTGCTAACCCGTTATTATCTTGCAGCATATGCACTTGCCAGCACCGGAACTCGCGCTGGTTATCGTTTTCATGCAATGACGTTAGGTGGTAGACCAGCTGTAAAAGTTGAGAGTCCAAAAGCTAACAAGGTTGTTGTGACGTATGAATTTACTGAGCATGATAATGCTGGCTTAACTAAAGATGCACAAGCTCGTCAAGTCACGCCTGGCGTTGTCGATTGCTTTATCCTGACCCACGCTGAGAACGGCATGCCAGAGCAATCCCTGATTGATGCTACGCAAGAATACTTGGAGCGTGATGATATTGCTCAAGAGACTGACTTGATAACGGTTAAACCGCCATTAATTCAAAATTGGGCATGTAAAGCTCAGCTTTATATTAGACCCGGACCCGATTCAGATGTGATTAAGTTAGCTGCTGAAAAAGCAGTTAAAGAGTATGCAGCGAGACAGCATAGGCTTGGTGGAAGTATTGAACCATCGATGCTCTATAGTGTGCTGCTAAAGGCAACTAGTGCGCATCGGGGTGACATAATCCAACCAGCTCAGCCGCTGCGCTGCGCATACAGCGAGGCACCTCATCTTGAGTCAGTCAAAATTACCATCTTTACTGAGAACGTATAGTGTATTACCAGACAATAGGAGTCCACTAGAGAGGGCGCTAGAGTTATCTCTTAGTGAACAGCTTTACGCTAGCTCTCATCACTATCCTCAACTGCTAGATGCTTTGCATACTGATATTGATGTCGTTCCTTACCTGGCTGCTGAGCGTCAATTACCCGTCTGGGACACACAAGACTGCGATGATGTTAAACGAAATTCGGTAGACAATGCTTGGAAAGTGCGCAAATTAAGTGGCACACGGGCTGGCTTAATGCTAGCACTCAATTCCTTCGGATTTAAAAGCACTATAACCCCTTGGCATAAAATGTCGCCAACCGGAACACCTTATCAGCTAGAAATTGTTGCGTGGGAAAAAGACAGTAAACCAATTGATGGGGCTAACGCTAAAAAATTACTAGCGTATATAGAAGACACACAATCAGAGCGTGATGATGTTGAACTTTCTTTGATGTTTTGTGTTGAAACAAGTGCAAGTTTGGCTGGTGCAAGAGCACCGGTTATTAATGTAAATAACACGTCTAGTACAGCTGAAATTTGGTCAGCCCCAAATCCTCAGCTGTCATTATCGATAACGGCTGCTATACCGCCATCAATAAACATTCAACCGTTGAAATTAAAGGCCGTTGTTCCTGTGATAAAGGGCATTGGTCAAATGGGCATTTCAGTAGTAGCCACACATTATAGTTTTACGGTTTCACCCGTTAGTGCGAAAGCCGTTTTAAAAGGTAAAGAGAATGACTGACGAATTAAAATTAGTGATAACCCGACAAGGCTTAGAAGAATGTATTAGTGCTAAATCGAAAGGGATTAATTTAAATCTGAAGTGGGTATCAGCTGGAGACAACGCGTACATTCCTAACCCAGAGCAAACTGAGTTAGGCAATGAGCTTCAACGAGTAGAATTTGGTGAGTATAAAGACCAAGGGAATAACCAGCTCCAGGCAGTTGCTAAATTCAGTGGGCCTCTAGAATATCCTGTCAAAGAATTAGGATTTTGGCTTGAAACGGGCACTTTACTAGGTGTTATTTCTAAGCCAGGAACAACGTTGAACTATAAAGCTAAAAATGGGCATTGTATTCAACCGTTCACGTTAGACCTGAGCTCGCTACCTAGTGATACCGTCAATGTTGTTGTTGGTATTGAAAACCTCAACATTTTAATTGATGAAGAATTTATTAAAATGGCAATTGCTCAGATTGATACAATGGGTAGACAAATTATGCAAGAGATTCGCTTGCTTGATTTGGAAGTAAAACGTAGTTAAAGATTTTCACCCAGAGTTAAAACCTCTTGTTATGCGTAATATTTTTTACTTTTCAGCAATTCTTAAAACGAGAGATATCACATAATAAAACGCTGTTTTGATAACAGTAAAATTTTAATTAATGACGTATAAGGAGAACTTTATGTCGACAACTGTTGCTGCGGATTTAATCGAATCAGTTAATAAGGTGACTAAAACGGTCACGGAAACCTTGGGTAATATTAATAGCGCTGTTGCAAAATCTTCACAAGAATTTGAAGAGTGGAAAGATTCAATAAGAGCAAACAATATTGAAGGAGAAAGTCTTTACATTACAGAAGTTTACGTAGATGGCGACAAGGATACGTTTTATCCAGTTATATTCAGAATGCCTGACAGTAAGGAAACAACAATTGAAATATACCGCCACTACGCTTGGAATAGTGAAGGCAGTGACTTTAATGCAACACACGTTGCATCAGCATTGGTTATATTAAAAGGACAATCGTACCCATGGTCTGGAGACGCTAATTATCTTAGAACTATAGTTAATTATCAGCGCTATAGAAAGTGTGTAGGGCATGTTGCTTTTTCAGCATGGGCTAAGGTAGAGAAGAAGGACCAACTTGGTCCAGATAGTGTTTATAATAAACCGCAGACAGGTTTTACTTGCCGAAGTCTTTCATCTTTTATGCTTCGAGGAGGAAAATTAAAATATAATATTTATTCGAATCATCCGATAGAATTCCGACTTTTAAAAGACGGTGAACTTATATATGAGCATGGTAGCCAAAAGGTGAACGTAAAATATTTAGCTAAAACGGTTATTCTCGAAGATTTTATTTCTGGAGACTCAAATAATAACCATGGAACAACGTACATCGGATATTAAACTCCATAACCAAAAACATCGTAATTATAGGTCGTGTAATGATTGAAGAATTAAATTGTCGTGGTGAAGTATTAATTAATGTACCCGCTGATAAAAAGCAGCTTCTGGAATTAGGATTATCAGAATCCGAAGCAGATACAGAGCTCGAAGCTCATCAAACTAAAAAAGAACTAGATAAAATTCGTGTATATCGTGATCCTCTTTTAGTTGATGCTGACTATAGTGTAAATATTGCATTGGACAAAGGCATAAGCATTGAATCGTTACGTGCGTATCGTCAAGCGTTGAGAGATATTACCGATAACTATCAAGTTTTTTCTGATGTAGTGTGGCCTGAAAAACCAACTTTATAACAACCGCCCATACGGCGGTTTTTTTATATCTAATTCCCAGCTCTTATGCTGGTTTTTTGTATTTGGAGGCTTAAATGGCAACATCAAAGATAGTTAACCCACGCCAAGAATATACGGTGTTGGTACCTTATCAATGCCCTAACCATAAGCATTGGCATAAAAAAGATGAAGTAGTTGATCTGTTACCGTGTGAAGCTGATTTTTTACTTTTATCAGGCAAAATAAAAATGGCTACAGTGAAAAAGGTTCCGGCGGTGGCAAACAAACAAGGAGAGGGCAATGCCTGATATAGCATCATTTGTGCACAACGGTATTAGTGTTGAGCGACATCCTGCTCCACCACCTATGGGGCCGTTAGGTAGTATTGTATTAGGTGCAGTGGGAACAGCGCCAGATGCAGACCCTGCATTACCTAAAAACAGTCCAATCCGCATCGCTAATCTTGGTGCTGCTGCCAAGCTTGATATAAAAGGGACAGAGCGCGGTACGTTATGGCGCACGTGTTATGAACTTTTTCGTTTAGTTGCAGTGCCTGTTTATGTCGTCATTGTTGATGAAGGTGCTGATGTAGCTGAAACAATAAATAATGTGATCGGAAAAATTGATGCTACAACAGGTCAACGATTGGGTATTCAAGCGTTAGCTGATTGTATGGAAATACCAACTCACATTGCAGCGCCAGGGTTTAATACTAAACCGGTTGCTGATTCACTTGCAGCTATGGGTAAGCGTCTATTTGCTGTGCCAGTAGGTGATGGTCCGAACACTAACGACCAAGCAGCAGTGGACTACTCGAAGAGTTTAGGCGGTGAAGGTACCGGCTATGAATCATTTTATATGGTTGATCCTCAAGTGGCAGTATACAGCCATGCAGCTAAGGGTAACGTTTACTTTTCAGCAGCCGCTATTGCGTTGTCATGCTTTGCCCGTGTTAAAGCGTGGGAAAGCCCTGCTAAGGGTGGCATGGGTGCGTTGATTGATGGCACTGCGCGTACGATTGATTACAACATCATGGACAAAGCCACCAATGGCGACTTGTTGAACCGTCATGGCGTGTCGTATTTTGCGCGCACGTCAATGGGCGGTTTTTCACTAATTGGTAACCGTTGCGTAATGGGACGTTTTGTTTCTCAGGTTGGTCTTGAACACGCAATTATTCGCAAGTTAGCAAAAACAGCGCAACGTGTAATGGCTCGAAACCTGAGCAAATCGCTGATGGAACAAGAGATCACCAAGCTGAATGTATGGCTTAAATCTCTGCAGGCTGATGAAACCATCATGGGTGCTCAGGTATATCTGCATCCAACGCTTAATAATGTCGAAAATTATCGCAATGGCGAATGGCACATTGCGATCAAATATCATGGCTACGCACCAAACGAGCACATGGTTTATCACTTAATTGAAGATGTCGGCATCGTCGAATCATTTCTTGAAGGAATTTTATAATGGCAGGACAACGCTCACGCATCACCCGACAGGGAATTATCAACGGTCAGCCGCTAGTGAAAGAACTGGATGAGTTTACGCCACCCGAAATAAAAAAAACAATGCAAGAGACGCGTGGTGGATCTTTTATACCAGGTGAAATCATGGTCGGTCTGGAAAAGATGAATTGCAAGTTTAAAGTCAAAGGAGCCAACCAAGAATTACTTGCGGCTTTCGGTCTTTCTGCAGGTGAACTTTGTCAAACTGATGTTAAAGAATCCCATGAAGATGAAGATGGTAACAAGTTTGCGATTGCTTACAGTGTGACTGGGGAAATCATTTCGGTCACTGAGTCAGTCAGTAAAATGGGCGAACTTCCTGATGTTGAATTTGAGATGGCTGTTAGTGCGTATAAAAAAACGGAAAGCGGTAAAGTTGTCTATGACATTGACCGCAATGCACAAATCCTTAACTTAGGTGCTGGTGACTTAATGGCAGAACATCGCCGTAACATTGGTATGCCTTAATCGTTATTTTTTAATATTTCTCTGAGTAGCTACAGGTTTGCCTCAATCATATTGATTGGGGCTTTTTTTTAGGAGTTCAAAACTATGTTTCAGAAAACGCATTCGCTTAACTGGCCGATTGACGATGATAAGAGCCAATCAGTAAGCTCAATTGTAATGAAAACGCTGACTATGGGTCAGCACCGTGAAATAAGCAAGAAACACAAAGGTAAAGAAACAGACTTACTACGTGCTTGTATAAGTAAAAGTACTGGTTTAAGCCTGACAGAAATTAAGCGTCTTATTACGCCAGATTTCAATAGTATTCAAGACCAGGTATTGGAGTTAATGAATTCAACTGCTCAGCCTCTTATTGAAGAACGCATTGAGCGCGAAGTTGAAGCATTAAATGAAACCCTGCAGTCATTAGTAAGTTCAGAAGCGCCGGAACATGAAATTGACAAGATTAGATTACGAATAGCTGGAACTGTTTATCTCCCTGCTTCACCAATATTACTGATCAGATTCATGGGTGACGATGGTCAAGATAAAAGAGGATACAAGTTGCGTCCGCCTACCGTGGCCATCACTGACTTAATGGAAGCGCATGACGGTGATTGGGACCGTACGTTATTTATTAGCGCCAGTTGCACTGGATTTAGTCGTGACGAACTAGAACGAATGAGCTTGCCAGATTGGAACCAGCTGCAGGAACGTTTAATCGATTTTTTGCAAAAACCGGCGGACTTCTTTCGCCGCGAGACGTCGAAGTCTTAACTGATGTGATCCCGTTGGTTTATCACGTAAACCCAAGCGAAATATTGGACTGGCGTATTGATGAAGCAATGCGTCGTTATCATCTTGCTGCGGTAAAGTTGGGTATTAAGCAGAGGTAAGTAGTGGCGAATAAAATTTCACTTTTACTCTCAGCAGCAAACAATATTAGTAGCCCTACTGAAGCGGCTACTAAGAGTGTTGGAGAGTTGAAAACGGCTGTCTCGGAAACGAATAGTAGTTTAAAAGGTTTAAATACTCAGCAGCGGATGGTGACTCGATTTAAAGGGTTATCTGAACAGCTTAGTGTCACTAAACAAAAATTATCAGGTGTTAAGTCTGAGGTCGCTCGTCTTCAAGCTGCTGAAGTAAGTGCTGGCAAGGTTGTTAAACAGCATACTGCAACATTGAAAAATGCAGAGAAAGCTGTATTAGAAATGGCTGAAGCTCACGGTGTTGAATCAGAGCAAGTGATTGCAGCACGTAAAGAAGTCGTAAGGTTAACTAAAGAAAAATCTGCAGCTGAGCGCGCACTGAAAAAAGAGCGAACAGCGCTAAAATTAGCCGAACGTTCATCTGAACAGTTAACATCTAGTTATAGTAAACAGTCTAAAGAGCTTGGCGGTTTACGTCGTGACATGGGTGCCGCAGGCTTAAATGCCAAAGCACTTGGTGCAGAAGAATTACGACTTGCAAAAAAGACAAAGCAGGCAAACAGTGCGCTAGATCAACAAGCGGCAAAACTTAAAAATGTACAAACCATTCAAAACAGAATGGCAGCGCGTAAAGCGCAAAAAGGCGAGCTGGTAGGACAGGCCATTGGTGTTGCAGCACAAGCGGCTCCACTTGTTATGGCTGGTAAACGTGCTGTTGAGTATGAAAATACGTTTGCTGATGTGAAAAAAGTGGTTAACTTCTCTAATCAAAAAGAAGAAACCGAATATCGCACAAGAATGATGAAGTTAGCTGGTGAGCTAGGTGTTAAGCAAGACGGTATCGCAGACATTGTGACTGCAGCTGGTCAATCAGGTATTGAAAAAACTGAGTTATTAGCGTTTGCTGGCTCAGCAACAAAGATGTCAGTAGCGTGGGATGTATCTGCAGAAGCTGCAGGTTCGACGTTAGCAACATGGCGTGCATCGATGGGATTGACGCAGAAAAAAGCGTTAGATTTAGCTGATGCGACGAATTACCTTAGCAACAATATGAATGCTAAAGCAAAAGATATTGCTGCTGTAATGGTTCGTCAAGGCGCTGATGCCATGGGTGCTGGCTTTAGTTATAACGATACTGCAGCACTTTCTGCAAGCTTAATTGCGGGCGGTGCTACTGAAGAAACAGCTGCTACCGCGTTAAGGAACATTGCTAGTACGTTAACAGCAGGATATTCAGCAACAGGCAGTCAAAAAAAGTCCCTAGATAAACTTGGTTTAGATCCTCAAGATCTTGCGTCATCAATGCAAAAAGATGCGCAAAGTACGTTAACGGAAGTTTTACGTGCGCTACAAGATGTATCTGCAGAAAAACGTGGCGCAGTCATCTCTCAGTTATTCGGTAAGGAAATTCAAAGTGCTGTTTCCAAGTTAGTGCTGACGATAGACGACCCTAAAAATGGTTTATTATCTGCATTTGGAAAAGTAGCAAAAGAGATTGACCGCGCAGGAAGTGTGGATGATGAATATGCTAATCGAGCTAAAACGCGTAGCCATAAATTAGCGCAATTATCAGCTAAGTTTGACCGCATGACAATTGCATTAGGTGATAGATTACTACCTGTTATTGATGCTGTTGTTCCGCCATTAATGACGGTTGTTGATGGTATTGCTAATTTAGCTGAAGATTCACCGATGTTGGCAACAGGCCTTATGGGGGTTGTTGGTGCAATGACGGCAGTTAAAGCGGGTGCTATCGCATTCAAATTGGCTAAACTGGCTGTGGGTAACGGTGCAGACCGTTTTAAACTAGGTAAATCAAAATTATCTGGTTCAACTGACCAAACGACAACGAGTGCAAATCGAGCAGCGAAAGCGCTTGATAGAATGAACCGCAAACTTGGTGAGCTAGGTTCTGGCAGTAGAAGTAGTCGTGGTCGTGGCGAAAGTAGAACTAGAAGTAAACGCAAGCGAGGACGAACGCGTTCAAGAGGTAGTATTGGTCGTTTAGTTGGTGGTATTAGTGATTTCTTTGATGGAGGTTTAGCGCTAGAACCGGCAATGGCTGGTTTTTCATCACCTAGTTCAAAATCTGAATCTCGCCGTTTAAAAGGTGGTAAATATGGGCGCTTAGCTGCGTTAATTGGCGGAGGTACAGCATTATCAATGTTTTCCGCAAGTGCAAGTGCTGGAGAGCTCGCCAGTTCAGGTGCTGCGATAGCTGGTACAGCAAGTGATATATTTGGCGGTATTAGCGGTGGTGGTGCGATGTTAAAAGGTGCGGGTAAAATGTTTAGACCGTTAGACATTGCATTATCTGGAGCAGCTTTAACCTCAGCTATTTCTAATGGTGATAACCAACAAATAGGTAAAACAGCCGGTGATATGGTCGGCGGTTTAAGTGGCGCTGGAGCTGGTGCGTTGTTGGGAGCAGGAATTGGCTCAGTGGTACCTATTGTTGGTACAGCAATAGGGGGATTAATAGGTTCAATCCTTGGTGGTTTAGGTGGTGGCGCTGTAGGTGAATGGGCTGGCGGTAAAATAGCAAGTTGGTTTAGTGAAGATAAAACATCGCGTCCTGCCCCAGCGTCTATTGCTGATAAAGCGAAGCAACTGCAGCAAGTGAATAAACAAATTACTTTTTCACCCGTTATCCAAATCACGCCGTCGGGTAACCCGTCATATGATCGTGATGTTGGTAGCGAGTTACTCGAGCGAATGAAAGTGGATCTTAGTCCAATGTTACTAGGTAATGCAGACGTTTCGTCTCGATCGGACGGCAGTTTGTCAGACAGGAGTGATACATGAGACAAATGATGTCGCTAGGTGGGTTTGTTTGGTCACTTAGTGAAGGCACTCCTTATGAAGGGCTTTCTCGAACAAGTGACGGAGGTTGGGTAACTGTGCCTCGATACTCTCAAAAACCGATTAGTCAAAACACAGGCCAACAGTTAGAAAATATCAACATAACTGGCACCTGGTTTCGCGGCGAGGGTATGGCTAATATAAGCAAACTCAGAGCCTTACAGGCTAAGCGGAAACCATTAGTACTAACCGATGGCTATGGTAATAATCTCGGATTATGGGTCATAAAAAAGCTGGAAGAAAAACAGGAACGCATAATTGATGATGGTACCGCTTTTGTGCTTGGTTTTACTATTGACTTAGAGGAGTACGCAGGTGAGAACAGTTCGTAGTCGAGACGGTGATTCAGTTTCCTTACTGATTTGGTTAGCGTTGAAAGTTGATGATGATAATACTGAGGAAGCGTTATATAAATTAAACCCGGGGCTAGAGGAATACGGCCCCGTTTTACCTGCAGGGATTGAGATAGTGTTACCTGAACTATCTCCACCAGAACCAGCTAAGGTCGTAAATATATGGGATTAATACCACAATTTAGGATGAGTGGCCCAGGAGCTGATGTTATCAACAGCCGGCTAATATCATGGGAGAGAATTGATGCATCTGGAATTCAATCTGATCAAATAACTTTGACTGTAGATACAGCTGGGCAAACCGGCTTGCCCAAAGAGGGCGGTTCAATCCACTGGTTCGAGGGTTACGATGGGAACTTGGTTGATAAAGGTGAATTTAAAATAACCCGTATAATCCCTAGGTTATTCCCACCCACAGTGACGATAGTCGCAACATCAGCACCTTTTCAGGTCGATGATAAAACAAGATTTAAAGAACGGCGGACTCGTTCTTTTGAAAATATTTCATTGGCTGAACTGTTTCGCCATGTAGTTACAGCGCACGATTTCAGTCCGCGGGTTGCGTCTGAGTTTGAAAGTATTAAATTAGTTCACGTTGACCAAGTTGATGAAACGGACAGTGCATTTCTAACTCGTTTAGCTAAAGAGCGAGATGCAGTGGCCAAGCCCGTTAATAATCTTTATGTATTAGCGAGACGTGGTCAAATTAAAACCATGACAGGGCAAGACATACCCTTAGTATCAATCGGTGTAGATAACAATAATGACCTGTCTGATCTTGGGCAGTTCATTAATTGCCAGTTGGATAAGCCAAGTCGTACAAACTTTAGCGGTGTAAAGGCTAAATGGACAGATAACAGCAGTGGTGAAGAGCACGCGGTGCAAGATGGTCAAGCGCCTTTCAAAAAGCTACGGCAGTCGTATGATAGTGAATCTGTCGCTAAGCAGGCTTGTCGTTATGAATTAACTAAAGTTCAACGCCAAGGTTCGAATATTAGATTGGATTTACCTGGGGATCCTTATTTAGTCGCAGAGGGAATGTTAATGTTAAAAAACTCATTCCCACCAGAAATGATGGGGAATTGGTCTATTGATAAAGTAACCGCTAGAGGTGATACAAAGGGCGGTTATCGTTGCGCGGTTTTAGCTACACATACATCAAAATAAAAGTACCTCAACTAATTATATTAGTTGAGGTTAATTAATCATCCAGTCAACAAATTATCCTTCAATTGTTTAGCTGCACGAATCAATATTTTACAGCAAATTATACTCATTTCTTCAGTCATAACCACGCCAGGTTCTGCTGCAGCTGCCATTAGTTCTAACTCACCAACTGTCTTCATTATTTTCACATTCTTCATACAATTAATATCCGAATTTTTTTATATAAAGTTATATGCCTTACCCATATGACGTATTGCAATACCCAATTAAACTTATATCATATTTGGTTATAAGCATCATATAATGGCATAAAACAGGTCTTATTTTAATATTTGTTTGTAATGTTTTGATTTTATGTAATTCTTTCAGGAATAACGATACCAACATTTTCTACCACTAAATAGTCAATTTAAATCAATGACGCCAATTTTGACGTGTTTGTAATTAATTCATGACAAAGTAGGCGCTGAAAAAATGAGCAAAATAGATCCTGTCGTCTATGTCTTAAGAAAATATAGAGAAAAGGGTAATTTATCGCAGAGAGACATCGCGCTTAAAACAGGCATTAGTGAACGAACAATTCAGCGAATTGAATCGGGCTATACAGATATGAAATTTAGTCAGTATAGATGTTATTTACGAGCACTTAAAATAACAGATATGGATGTGTCCATAGCGATGTTATCTCATGAGTTTGCTACAGAAGGTGATATAGCAGCTGTCTCAAGACGTTTACCTGTCTGCCTACGGCAGGTTATATTTGATTTTTTGGATGAGTTAGCTCGTTATATAAGTCAGCGAAAGTGAAATAATCAATTTCACTGACTTACTAAAATGCTATCTAACGTTACTTAAAAGCCAAGAATAAGGGTTGAGAACGTAACGATTGTCACAATACATACAAGTTCAAATATAATGTGTTTCAGCATGACGCAGACCCCGCTATAGTTTGGCAGCAGCATTTAGCGACAGCCTCGCCAAAGGCGTCGGGTAATGTTGCTAAGTACTCAGCTGCGATGTGTGCAGGTAGTGATGGAATATCTTGTAGAGGTGTAGCCTTAATTTTGGTATAGTCTGGTTTAGACATGATTATCTCCTGGCGGTTTTAGTTGTGTTTTAAACCCCAGTTAGCGCTGGGGTTTTTCATATCAGCAGTTTTTAAGAGCTTCTTCTGATAATGTTTTTGATATAAATGCTTCAATTTTTTCTAATGAGATTTCTGATACTTTAGGTATATTAAACGTGGCTTTACCGTTTTTTACTTTTACTGTTGCTCCCATTGCTAGTTCCTTCGGTTTTTCGACGTTAACGATTTTTTTATTTAGACCGCACTCACTTTCAAATAATGTAATTAATTCCTCAGTACCTAGCGTTCCTTTCTCGTTTCTCACCCACGAATCAAAAAAATCGATCACTTCATCTTTAGGTGTTGAAGGTTTGTTGTAAAGAGCAAATAAGGCTTCACCGCGCCTAGCACTCAATTCATTTGGAGATGATAAACAGCGAATAAATGACTTAGGCAGTGATGCTGTTTTTACACAGCGCATCATGGCTTTTCGAGTAAGTTTTATCGCATTTGAAACTTCTTCCTGAGTAGCTTGCGTTAATAATCGCGTGTATTTTTTACCTTTCTCATAAGCACTAGTCTCTTTATAAGTGTTTCCGATCTCTGACAAATACGTCATTTGCTTGTCAGTTAAGTCACCAATCCACGCGAAGTATGGCTGTCGCGTTATGATTGCTGCGGCACGTCTAGAGCTACCATCTGCGATTTCGAATATACCGCACAACTCCCGGCCTTTGGCTGGCTCTTGTTGACCATTCTCTTCAAATGAAGGTATTAAGTGAGCTAGCGCGTGTTCATCAAGCAATTCTTGATCTCGCTCATTCTCCATCCAAACCATTGAACATCGTTGGATATCTTTAGGTTTAATTTCGATAAGTTTAAATGTAACTTCTTTACCCAAAACTTTTTGAGTCATGGTGTTATCTGCTGCAGCTGCTTTGGCTTCAAGCTTCTTTAATTGACGCTTATTCTTTTTACCTGCTGCTTCTACTGATACTGAACTTGGAGTCAATTCGACTTCCACATCATTTTTAATACTCATGAGTTACCCCATTGTGGTTTTATTAGTGTATTTAATAATTCATCAAAGGTGTTTTGAAATACATCAGTCGCACGCTTCCAAGCCGCCGGACTAGAGCGTTGATCATCTGCTTGCTCATAAATAGATGCCATTCTGCGCTGGCCCTTACCTACCTCGTCTGTTACACGGATACCATTTATAAGTACCATGCCAGGCCACATTCTCATTAAATCATTTACATTTTGTTGGCTTGCGGAACCTGACGCGCCCAGCTTGGTTGGCAGAACGCGAACAAGGGGTTCGTGTGTTGTGTCTAGTTGAGAGTTTGGATTATAAATATCACCAATGAGACCCATTAGTTGCGCTGTTGAGTTGATGTCGTTAACTTCTGTTGATGTTGCAATTAAAGTAATATCAGAAGCGCAGATCATATTCATTGTGCCAATACCAAGGTCTGGATGGCCATCGATAATTATGATGTCATAATTATCTGAAACCGTAGCAATACCCGCCTGCAGCATTGCGTGCGCTGGGTAGTCAATGTCAGCATCTTGAATTTCACGTTCTAGACGTTGCATCTGCAAGTGACTCGGGATGATTTCTAGTTTTGGCCAAGCAGTGCTTTTGATGCAATAGCTTAGATCATCTTCTTCACCCAGCATGAACGGCAACACGGTATCATTGATGGTTGTATTTAACTCAGGGTGATAGCCGAAATACATCGATGCATGCGACTGTTGATCGATGTCTATTAGCAAAACGCGATAGCCCTTTAGTGAACACCATTGTGCGAAACTCACTGCAGTACTGGTTTTGTAGCAACCGCCTTTACCACCTGGTATTGCGAGTGTGATCGGGCTTAACTCTGCAGTCTGATATGGTTGAGTCTGAAAATGATCTCGCATCATATCCATTTGCTCAAGTGTGTACCCTTGGCGAATAGGGCGAGGGTTAACACCGTTGCTGTCGATATAATCTGCAGCTGGTAATCGCCCTTCTTTCTCAGCCTTTTCTATTGCTTGTCTTGATACATTTACATAGCTTGCAGCTGCATTAATCTTGAATCGGCGTTTTATTTTACGAGCATCTGGTGAATCGTCACCAAATACAGCCTTAGCACGTCCTGCACTCCATTTGTTTGCTTCATCTATGCAGTCTTTCATTAGTTTTGTTAGTGACATTTGATCTCCTGGCTCGTTTTGGGTTGCTTATTATAATTACACGGTCAACAAAAAAGAGCAACTAATTAATTAATGGGCAACCTAATTAATTTGACCATAATCACAATAGAACGATTATAAAAACCACCTGGTTTCACTGATTCCTGTTTATTATAATTTAGAAACAATAGGTTAGTGTTTTTAAGTGGTCGGTAAACTGAATTTTTAATGTAATAAATTAAAGGGTTTCACATTCACTGTACTAATAATGACTAACTAGATTTATGACGAACTGTATTTACCGATTACATTTAAAAAAACATAAATTTAACTGCACCAGAGCGTGGTTTTCGTG